CAAAAAGAACTGTTAGAAGATGCTATTTTAATCTATCGCATACAGCGAGCACCTGAGCGTAGAGTGTTTAAAATTGACGTAGGTGATATGCCGTCACATATGGCTATGGCCTATGTTGAGCGAGTTAAAAATGAGATTCATCAGCGCCGTATTCCTACACAAACTGGTGGTGGTGCTACTGTAATGGACGCAACCTACAATCCCATGTCAACGCTGGAAGATTATTTTTTCCCAGTAACAGCAGACGGTCGTGGCAGTAGCGTTGATGTTATGGAAGGCGGGAGTAATTTAGGGGAAATTGACGATTTAAAATTCTTTACTAATAAACTAAATCGTGGGCTAGGTATCCCCAGCAGCTATTTGCCAACTGGTGCAGACGAAGGCGCCCAAGTCTACAATGACGGTAAAGTAGGTACAGCACTGATCCAAGAATGGCGTTTTAATCAAACTTGTAAGCGTTTACAAGAACTAGTGTGCCACACACTAGATACAGAATTTAAAATGTTCATGCGTTGGCGTGGTCTCAACATCGACAATGGCTTGTTTGAAATAAAATTCAATGAACCACAGAATTTCTCTAAGTATCGTCAAATTGAAATTGATAATGCTCGTATTCAGGGTTTTCAGCAATTGGAGCAAGTGCCTTATCTTAGCAAGCGTTTCATGTTAAAACGATACTTGGGTCTAAGCGAAGAAGAAATGTTAGAAAACGAACAGTTGTGGAAAGAAGAACACGCTGATGATATACATGCTGTGGCTGCCGAAAACAGTAATATAGATCTAAGAGCAGCGGGTATTACGCCTGACAACATTGCAACCGACATTGAAAATACTGAAGCAGCACTACAACCGCCACCTACAGAACCTACAGGAGAAATAAGTCCTGGTATTGCACCACAAGTTGCAGCATCACCAGCACCAGCACCGGGCACAGTGCCAACACCGTCGCCGGTACCATAAGGAGTAAAAATGATCTTAAACGAAGTTTTTGACGACGAGCAAGCTGGGTTCTACGACCCCGAGGGTGATAATAGCAAACTGAGTTTAAAAGACTTAAGAAAGACTCGTCTAACATTAGTACAGCTAAACAAATTGCGTAAAATGAATGACACTCGTGCATTTGAGCGTGCTGAAAAAATTAAATATGTTCAAGCACAATATGCGCCGGCTGCACCAGCTGCTGGTGGTATGCCTACTTTATAGTCAATTTTATTACCAGATTTCTTTTAAAAATCAATAATAAATATAAAAACCTTCAAAAAACCACCGTTAATCGGTGGTTTTTTTATTGCATATTTAAATAATATTACACAAAGTCTACTTTACAAGGATTTTACTATGAACAAATATGAACAATTAATTGATCTTATCATCAATGAGAATACAGAAGAGGCCAGCAAACTCTTTCATACCATTGTTGTTGAAAAGTCACGCGAAATTTATGAAAGCCTAATCGACGAAGAAGATTTCAACGAAACCATGGGCGGCGACCAAGTTGCTGATCTAGTTGATGAAGTTTCCGCCGATGAAGACATGCAAGAAATGCATGAAGAAGAAGATGAGCTTGCCGACATGGAAGACTTGCCTGTTGATGACGAAGAAATGATGGGCGACGAAGAAATGATGGGCGACGAAGAAATGATGGGCGACGAAGAGTCAGCTGCTAGTACAGAAGAAATCGAAGATCGCGTTGTTGATCTCGAAGACGCACTAGACGAACTCAAAGCCGAGTTTGATCGCCTAATGGCCGGCGAAGCTGGTGAAGAAGAGCACAGCGACATGGACGACGAAGAGCATAGCGAAGAAATGCCAGAAAACATGGTTCGCGAGTATGTTGAAAAAGCCCCTGCTCCAGTAAAGAGCGAAATTAGTGGTACAAACACAAAGAGCAATTTTGCTGGAAAAAACGACATGGGCGGTACAGCAGTAAAAACTGGCAGTAGCGCTGATGAAAAGGGTCGCACAGCTCCTACAGCCAAGCCAATCATTGGCAAAGTTGGTAACACACCAGGTGGTTCCAAAGACATGTCACCGGCTACCAAGCCTACTACAAGTCAAGCCACTGGCGTTAACGTCAAGAGCCCAATTGGCCGTAAGTGATTGAGCAAGAGCAATAGTATTAAGTTAATAAGTTTATGAAAAATAAAACACTGTTACAGGAATACATTGCTCCTAGTGTTGCTGAACACATTGTTGAAAGCGTTGATACCCCTGACGGCAGGGGCCGAGACCTTTACCTCAAGGGTATTTGCATTCAAGGCGGTGTTAAGAATCACAACCAAAGAATTTATCCAGTTGATCAGATTGCCAGCGCAGTTAATTCTATAATGAAAACCATTAAAGACCATGGTGGAGTTTGCGGCGAAGTTGATCATCCAGATGATTTAAAAATTAACCTAGATCGTGTAAGTCATATGATCACAGACATGTGGATGGATGGCCCAAACGGTTATGGTAAAATGAAAATTATTCCTACCCCAATGGGTAACCTAGTTAGCACAATGCTGCAAAGTGGAGTGAAATTAGGTGTTAGTTCTAGGGGTTCGGGTAATGTTAACGAAGCTAGCGGTCACGTTAGCGATTTTGACATGGTCACAGTAGACATCGTTGCTCAGCCCAGCGCACCTAATGCTTATCCTCGTGCTATTTACGAAGGATTATTAAACATGCGCTATGGTCATCGTACACTAGACATGAGCCGCGAATTGCAAAGTGATCCAGTAGTTCAAAAACATTTGAAGCAGGCTGTATTAGCCTTAATCAAAGAACTAAAAATTTAACCAGGAGAAACATTCAATGTTTGAAGCTATTAAAACGTTGGTTGAAAGCGGAGTATTAAACAGCGATACTCAGCAAGCTCTGCAGGAAGTATGGGACAACAAACTTGTTGAAGCCCGTGAACAAGTCCGTGCAGAACTTCGCGAAGAGTTTGCTCAAAAATACGAAGCCGACAAAAGCGTGATGATTGAAGCTTTAGACCGAATGGTTACAGAAAATCTTCAGCGTGAAATCAGCGAATTTGCTGAAGATCGTGAAGCCCTTCGTAAAGACCGTGTTGTGTTAGGCCGTAAAATTGCCGAAGCAGCAGAAGCCACTTCAAAATTCTTATCTAATCAGCTAAGACAAGAGATCAGTGAACTTCGTGAAGATCGCAAGCGTTACACCAGTAATATTCAAGTACTGGAGTCGTTTGTACAAGATCGTCTTTTAGAGGAAATCAAAGAATTTTCACAAGACAAACGTGCTCTAGTTGAAGCCAAAGTAAAGCTAATTACTGAAGCTAAATCACAGCTAGGACAAATTAAAGCTCGCTTTGTTGAAAAGAGTGCTCGTCTAGTGAAAGAATCTGTTGCCAACAATCTAAAGTCTGAATTGTCACAACTCAAAGAAGATGTACAATTGGCAAGAGAAAACATGTTTGGTCGTAGGCTGTTTGAAGCCTTTGCAACCGAATTTGCTGCAACTCACCTCAATGAGAACAAAGAAATTGCAAAGCTAAAGCAAGAACTTAGCGAGAGCCGTTCTCAACTAACCCAGCGCGAGCAGTTAGTTGAAAACACTCAAAAACAGCTAAAGGTTATCAATGAGCGTACCGAGCGTCAAAAAATCATGACAGAACTACTAGCCCCTCTTGCAAAAGATCGTGCTGGTGTCATGACACAAATGCTCGAGTCCATTCAAACGCCTAAGCTACGCCAAGCATTTGACAAGTACTTGCCCTCAGTACTTAACGCTAACACCACCGCACCACGTACAGCAGCCGAACCAGCTGTTCGCACTGTGCTAAGTGAAAGTGCAGAAACAAAAGAAATTACTGGCGATAAACCTGCTAAGCCAGCTCACGATAACAACATTGTTGATATCAAGAGACTAGCGGGACTACGTTAAACATTAAAGGAGATAAAAAATGTCACGTATACTATTAGAAGGTCGCTGGAATGAGACCAAGGACGCCCTACTAGAGGGTCTCCAAGGCGCAAAGCGCACCTCCATGTCCGTCGTTCTTGAAAATACCCGTAAGCATCTACTAGAAAACGCCACCTCTGGTGCCACCGCTTCTGGTAACGTTGCTACACTAAACCGTGTGATTCTACCAATCATCCGTCGAGTTATGCCAACTGTTATTGCTAACGAAATCGTTGGTGTTCAGCCAATGACTGGTCCAGTTGCTCAGATTCATACTCTGCGTGTTCGTTATGCTGATTCAGTTACTGCATCAACCAGTACAAACAGTGCAGTTGCTGGCGATGAGGCACTAAGCCCATTCAAGATTGCTACAGCTTACTCTGGTAACGTTCCTGGTGCTACAAGTGCAGCTAGCACAGCTAACACCACAAGTGGTCTAGAAGGCGTTCCAGGTAGCCGTATCAACGTTCAACTCTTAAAGCAAGTTGTTGAAGCCAAGACACGCAAGCTAAGTGCTCGTTGGACATTTGAAGCTGCTCAAGACGCACAAGCCATGCACGGTTTGGATGTTGAAGCAGAAATCATGGCTGCTCTAGCACAAGAGATCACTGTTGAAATCGACCAAGAAATTCTAGGTTCACTACGCGCTCTTGCTGCCACTGGTTCG